TCGGTAGTAAAAATTGTATTCATATTAGTAGAATGCTTCCCGTTGTAAATTACGAAAGAATGGCGCGACTTAAGCCTGATCCGTTAACGAAGATTCCGTTGAATATGAATACAATCAGTATTGTCTTTATTATTTTTGGTACTTTGTATATGTACAGGAGATATGTAGTAATTAAGAATGACCGCTTACGATCTCGAACGTGATACATTCCTCGTATCCTAGATATACATCCTTTTTCATAAATTCTGCTAATTTCTCTTTAGGGATTTTTGTTTCTTTTAGATACACCGATTTTAGGGTACGCATAATTTTCTTACATGTTTTCATTTCATCTCGCAGTTCATTATATTTTCCAAAAAATCCGGTTGAAAGCTGATGAACAAGCACGAATGCATGTTTATTCATGAGTCTTTTCCCACCACCTAACAAAATAAAGGTAGCAGCACTACAGCAGGTTCCTTCGGCTATGGTAACTACGTTCACACGAGAACTTTTCAATGTATCCATCATATTTAAACCCGAAAACACACACCCCCCGTCACTATGAATGTGAACGCGGATCGTTGGATCGTATCCAGGTAATTCGATAGATTTTTTTAGCAGATCTAGTTCGAGCTTTTTGAATTGATCGATAAATTCCAATGCATTCTCGCGATCAACACCCCCATAATAGTAGATATCGCAACCGTTGACACGTACGGCGTCGGTTTCTTCTTCTGCATCACTTCCGGAGCTACTCATTTAATAATGTACGCATCTTCTTTTTAACTTTTGTAACTTCCGTCGGTTTCAATTTATTTCCTACGGCAAGATGATTCATAATATCAAAATCGAGTGGTTCAAGTTTGTATTCAATTAATGCATCTACGTTTCCACTAATTGCGTATTGACGAAGAAGACTTAATTCTTCTACCCCTAACCTTGTATTATGTTTAGATTGAATTGAACGAAGTCTATTTTGTCGCATTCTATAATTACCATATTTAGTCCATATACTACCTGGTTTTATTTTATCTACAGGAATTGGTTCACCCATATTAATTTTTGGTATAGCCATACCGCATGTTATGTAAAAAGGCATACAATTCCAGTCACCTTTATACATTTCGACATCGTACACGTCAGCATCTGATAATCCGCTAATGATATTGCTCGTATCATTACCAATTGAGGATAAATAATTTCCGTGTACTACATCTAACACGTGACCGTGTTCATGTACTGTTTGTGATATATCGAATGCACCTTTACGTGATAATATATCGATTACTAGATCTTTTGAAGTTTTGAATACATCCTTGATATCCGAACAATCTACATAACTAAAAAAATCACGGATATTACCGTTACATTTATCAGCCGCCACACGAGCTTTAGGGTTTGTACACGCTAACGAAAATATCATATCCGGCGTCTTTCTCGGAATTATGATAAGTTTAAAATTTGGAAGCATGTGTATGGATGTAGAAGTTACGATTACGGAGCCGTTTGTAAAACGTTGATTTTTATCTGATATTTTATCAATTATCTGTTTATGTCCATGAATAGATGAATCGTATCCATCTATAAGGATGTTAGATGAAGTATTTCCGATAAGATCCATAAAACTACATTTTTTTTGAAACAGTTCAGAGTGTAATTCTATAGTATTATGTGAATCTAATACGTATTCAACTATAAAGCTTTTCCCACAGCCGATGGGGCCGCATACAAATACGTTATGACCTTCTTCTATGTATTTTTTTAGTAAATTGATTTCGCGTGTATGCAGCGTTTGTGGGAGATTCTTTTTTTGTGGTAGTATTTTAATGAAAGAGTCCATGACTGATGAGCTTACTGATCAAGCTTTAGATATTTTTTTAGAGAGTGACACAATTCAGACAAGGATATTAGACCCTATTAAGAAAAAGGTCTTTCCTTATTTGATTTGTATTGGACTCTTTAATATCATGCTATTTATAATGATTCTTTATATTACACGTCGTCTTTCTGTGATTCTATAACAATTTCATCTAAATCGTCTTTCACTTGAAGAGTTTTTATACTTCTTGTATTTAATAAAGCGTGATTTTTTTGCATTTCATTTAATTCAGCTTTTAACATTCGAGCATTTGTATGTTCTTCGTTAGTAAATAATTCTATGGGTTCTATATGCATAATTTCGGGTTTGAAAATTTGAAGTTCTTCCTTCTTATTTTCAAATTGTTTCTCGAACGATTTAACGATTATATCGTCTAACGGTGGAGATTGTTCTATGAGTTTATCGTATTCAGCTTTACACATATCTATCATGGTGGTGCCGTCGTATGACCGTTCATTGAATGGTAATGATAATTCGAGACGAATAGTTCTCGAAAGTTTACCATAGTGAAGAGAAGCAACCCTATGCCCCTCCATCAATTCAGAAATTTTGAGAAATTGCATAACAGTCGCTATGATCCCAGCAATTAAATTTAAAGCTCCTATGACAGCAGGTGCTGCCGATCTTAAACCTTCGGGTAATGAACTCTGCGCAAAGTTCGCTGTCCCCGTAACAGTTGATAATATAATAACAGGTAATGAAAAATTATAATTTTTTCTTTTAAAAACGAGATACGCGTGATTGTGCATGTATCTATAACACGCAGCCGCTTCACCCCATTTTTTTAGAATATCTATTTGTTCTGGTGACCACTCTTTATCAACCTTTTTACTTTTTTTAATAGGTTTTATATTATCCTTTTCCCGCGCATCCATTTATAGATATCAATATTATTTTCTAAATATATATAAATGAAACGTAAAAACTCAAACGCGTTAGGAGTTGGGTTTATACTTATACTTATAGGTATTATCGTATATTTATTAATGCAACCACCAAAGTCGGTAGAAGTACCAGTACCCATCCACGTCCCTGCGCCTCAGCCAATTTATACGCGCCCCATACAACCCGAGTATAGAGATCCTCCCGTAAAAAATTACAAACCTGGATTTGTGCAACAAATGGGTGTTCTGTTAGGTGAAAATGAAGAAACGCTCCCTTTATACGGGAAGGAAGTGAGAGGACGACGTGATCAGTATCATTACTACACATCGACACCTGGTAATCAAATTTATTCCATACCATTAACGGTCGGTGACCGTGATTGTATGGATGATATGGGGTGTAAGGAGCTTTATGGTAACGAAAACGTGAATGTATTGGGTAAATCTGCGCCGTATCAGGCTAAATTATACAGAACGGATCACTTTTTTTAACTGAAACGAATACCAAATCGTTTTGACATTAAGTTTTTGGCTTCTTTCATTGACGGTTTTGACCATAAAAGCCACCTGGACCAAAATCCAGCCGTTTTGATTCCATTTTTAGACCAAGTTTCTCCCATACGACCATGACGCGCGAGATATCTTTTCATACGTGATGGATCTTTATGAATTGTAAAATCCGAATAACCTTTACCCCCAAAATCAACGTGTCCACCGCTTTCGAATATGACTCTAAATTTTTTTTGAGGATTTAGACTCTTTATAAGTTTTACCTTCATAATATCTAACAAGAAATAAAAATGTGTATTTATAGTAAATGTTTTACTATTCTCGACTGAGTATGGGTCTTGGATTTTTTATATTTCTTATTATAGTTTTACCAATTATTATCATATTTTCTGTTACAAAATTAAGAAACTGTTTTTTTGACTGGTTACTTGTCGACGTACTCGGACAAGAGGATGAGGAGCCGGAAGAAGTCACAGAAGCTGATATACAAGATTTGTTAAATGCCACCGAGCAGACCACGCCCACACCCGCAGCAGCCCCCGCAGCAGCCCCCGCACCAACGGACGTGGAGGCACCGGAGCAGGACGCAACCGAGACGGCGACTGACACGGAGCCAACGACTAATGATAGCACTTCTGGTTATAGGATACGGAGAAGTCACGAACCTGTTCCGTTTGTTTGGTAATATTAAAATCTAAAGTTAGACAACGTTTGATGTATCTAGTGGGTTATTATTCAAATATTTCATACTTAATACTAGAATTGAAAACAACCCGGCAGAAATATTCACTATTATCATTGGTACAATAATGAAATATATGGAGTAAAATAGACCTAATATACTCGCGAGAAGATTCAGGTTTAAAAAAGTGTAATTGAGTGCGTTTGTATCTTTACTAACGTAAACGTGAACAATTTGAGGAATAAACATAACCGTTATTAGTATTGAACTCGCTATACCTATACCTTCAACTATATTATCCATTTACATATATTAATTGTAATCTCTAATATTCGTGAAGAATGTTTATTATACGATTCATGATAAAGTGAAAAATGTATAAAGATTTTCTGCGTTTATAATATAATGAAGCTTTTGATCAAGCGTTTAGAAACAAGTGCAATTATTCCTACACGGGCTTCACCCGGTTCTGTAGGATATGATTTATATAGTACAATCGATATGTATATTCCTTCTATGGAACGGGGGATTATAAACACTGGTATAGCCGCTACGATCCCTATCGGTACATATGGACGTATTGCTCCTAGATCCGGTCTTGCAGTCAAACATGGTATCCAGACAGGAGCAGGTGTTATAGATCCCGATTATACGGGTGAACTAAAAGTCATCTTGTTTAATCACGGAAGTGAAAAGTTTGAAATTAAACAAGGTGATCGTATCGCGCAGCTTATTCTTGAAAAATGTGAAACTCCTCTTATAGAAGAAGTCACTGACATAGAAATTACCGAACGAGGAACGCGTGGATTCGGTTCTTCTGGTTAATTATAATTAAAAATATTTATATGAGTATTTAGTTACTAAAGGCAATTCCTCCCATACCATCTTTGATTTTAAGGATGTTATATGAGACTGCGTAGGCGCGAACGTAATTACCCTCACGAGTACTCGTTCCGCCAGACAATTGTAATTTAGCATTATCAATCCTACTAAAATTCAATGAACCGCTGGGCTGCGACTTATTTAAGGTGAGACAGAATGGCCAGGTGTATGTAGATACACTACTTAAGGCGCTAGGAGGAAGTGTTGTACAATGCATTTCGGGTACGACATTGTGATGGTACGTAGAAGACATATTTTCGAATAAAGGAGTTCCGTTAATGTATAAGGTGGCGGTATCGAATGTCCAATTTTGGTCCCATTTATTACCATCTGCTTCAGAAGACACTACATGTACAGCTTTTACGGGGTGATTAAAATAGGTAAGATCGACATCTATATCGGTAGGAGTCATTGGCTGATATTGTGTTTGTGTTATGAGAAGTTCGTGAGTATAATCAACAATAACGTTACGTTCTTCTGAATCGAGGTATATGTATGTACCATAAATCTTAGGAGTGCTACCGGGAGTGAAGGTAGTTCCACCACTCCTACACTTAATGCGTAATTCGACCTGATGATATTGTAAAGCGGTTAATGGGAGTGATTTTGTCCAATCCTCCGAGAAAAAGAAAGGTATGACATAGTGATCGCATTTCGCGTTAGAACCTTTTCCTAAAGCATTTTCGGGGATCTCGTCGAGGGTAAGAGCCGATGAGCATTTAGCCTGATCCTGTTTATAAAGAAGATTATGTACCCCCTGTATGTAAAGAGAATCTAGACGAGTTACTTCCTGACCACCGATCCATAAAGAGAATTCGGTCGGGCTAGCATCTTTACTAAAGAAGCCTGTGGCATTATCACGAATGTCACCTATACCATCGGCTTCGATCCATATGTAATTAAGTAAATCACCTTTAGTTCGAAGTGGAACAACCACTTCGTTACCGTCGGCGAAAGTGCCTACATAGTCTAGTCGTTCGGGTTTTATAGAAAAATTTGTATGTCGTTTATAATTTTGGTGGAAAAATGAAACTTCTGGCGAGCCTGTTAAAAAGACATCCTGAGCACCTTTAGACACAAGATCGATCAACGCAGCTGACATTTATTAATAAATGATATTAAAATTTTAGCTCTATAACGAAATATGGTCCAGTTTCAGGTTCTCACCTGGAATGCTCGTGATGAAAATGAGGAACATATTATTCGAATGTTTGGTAAAACCATGAAAGGTGATTCCGTGTGTGTATCGACGAAGTTTATACCATATTTTTTTATTAAAGTACCGATATATATGACACCAAACTCTCTTATTCAATATGTAAATCGAACATGTCCAGATATTGAAAATATTGATACTGTACAAGCTAAAGATATGGAAGGATTTCAAAACGGTGAAGATAGTTATTTTCTTCAGATTCACTGTAAAAATTTACTTTCGAGAAGATTTATAAGTAGTCGTCTGCGTAAATCTATAACGGGTCTATCCTGTAGATTGAAAACATTTGAAGCGAATGTAGATCCAGTGTTACGCTTGATGCATCGTACTGGGATACAATCTACTGGTTGGGTAGATACCGGTGGTAGTTGTGATATTGCATATGATACTAAAGTTGACATAGACCTAAAATGTGAAAATTGGCAAGATTTAAAACCAATTGAGACTACGGATATAGCGCCTTTTGTCATAGCATCTTTCGATATAGAATGTCATAGTTCTACTGGTAAGTTCCCCGATCCCACTATAAAAGGGGATGTATGTTTTCAGATAGCAATTTCATTACTTCGTTTCGGCGAAGAAGAACCATACGATAAAACGTGTCTTTGTTATAAACAAACAGATTCTGATTTAGATGGATGTAACATCATCAGCTATTCTACTGAACGTGATCTTCTCATGGGGTTCACTGAATATATAAATAAGTTTGATGTAGATATTATAACTGGCTGGAATATTTTTGGATTTGATTTAGAATATTTAATGGAACGTGGAATTATAAATAATTGCCCTTTAGCGTTCTTTCGTATGAGCAAATTACGTGATTATACGTGTACATTAACCCGTAAAAAACTATCATCAAGTGCATTGGGTGATAACGAGTTAAAACTAGTTCCTATGCCTGGTAGATTTATATTTGATTTGTTCCATGAAGTAAAACGCGAATACAAATTAGATTCATATAAACTTGATAACGTTTCTAAACTATATCTCGGGGACAATAAAATAGACATGCCACCAAAAGAAATGTTTAGACGATACGAAGAAGGTGACCCCATTAAACTTAGGGAAGTTGCTGAGTATTGTATTAAGGATACACTACTTCCACATAGACTCATTTCAAAGTTATGCACTTTGATGAATTTATTAGAGATGGCAAAAGCTACATGGGTTCCCCTGTCTTACTTAGTTGAGAGAGGTCAACAAATTAAGGTTTTCAGTCAATTGACTAAAAAGGCGCGTGAAATGGGCTTTAAAGTACCTACGTATGAATATGGTCATGTAGATAATACAGGTTACATTGGAGCTACGGTTTTAGAAGCACAATCCGGTGCATATTATACTCCTATCACAGCTTTGGATTTCGAAGGTCTGTATCCAAGTATCATGATGGCACATAATCTTTGTTACTCAACACTCGTCATGGATAAAAAGTACGAAAATGTACCCGGAATTACATATGAACAATTTGGTGAGCATAAATTTGCACAAAATGTACCAAGTATTTTACCTAGCATTTTACTCGAACTTAAGCAATTTAGAAAGCAAGCAAAGAAAGATATGGCCAAAGCTACTGGTGCAATGAAACAAATGTATAATGGTAAGCAATTGGCGTATAAAATCAGTATGAACAGTGTCTATGGATTTACTGGTGCATCTAAGGGTATTTTACCATGCGTCGCTATCGCATCGACGACCACAATGAAAGGTCGAAATATGATTGACGAAACAAAAGAATACGTTGAAAAGCATTATCCGGGTTCTTACGTTCGCTACGGAGATACAGATTCGGTCATGGTCGAATTTGACGTACAGGGGAGAACGGGTAAAGACGCTATTGAGTATAGTTGGGAGCTTGGAGAACGCGCTGCCGCCGAGTGTACGAAGTTATTTAAGGCTCCTAATAATTTAGAACTTGAAAAGGTTTATTGCCCTTACTTCCTATATTCAAAAAAAAGGTACGCTGCCAAACTTTGGACTAAGAGTAAAGATGGTAACATGAATATGGATTATATTGACGTAAAGGGGTTACAACTTGTCAGACGAGATAATACACCGCACGTAAGGGAAGTGTGTAAAGAATTACTCGACGTCGTGTTAGATAGCAGTGATACTATCGCACCTAAAGCACTTGCCCGTAAAAGAGCGGTTGAGTTACTCGAGGGAGATGTTCCGAATGAAAAACTCATACTGAGTCAATCTTTATCAGATTCATATAAAGTGAAAGGGGAAAGTGTTTCTATTAATAGTGAGGAGGTTGCAAATATCAGTCAGGCACACGTTCAAGTTGTTCGAAAAATGAGAAACCGGCAACCTGGATCTGAGCCACAATCCGGTGATAGAGTACCTTATATATTGATAAATACGGGTGATTCAAAAGCGCGCGCATTTGAAAAATCGGAAGACCCTGTATATGCAAAAGATAACAATTTACCCGTAGATTATGCATATTATTTTTTAAACAAATATCTGAATCCCGTGTGTGACTTACTTGAACCCTTATTTGATAATGTTAAAGATGAGATTTTCGGTGAATTGCTTCTTAGAGCAAAGCCGCCAAAAAAAACAAGAAAAAAAATTGAATCTAAATCCGATCAATTACTACTCAGTGATATATTTAAAAAAAAGTCGTCATAGTACAATATGGTCGGCGTCGTAGAAGATGTTACACGCTTAATTCAAAAGGAGGCGAGTCGTATGATCGAAAATAAGAATAAAGACTCTAAAAAAGAAATTATGAAATATAACAAAGAATGTAAGGAAGAATACAAACAAAAACTGGCAACTGCTATAAAAGAGTATAAACAGCAACACAAAATAGATTTCAGAGATGAAATAGAAAACCAAAAACAGCAGATATCTGCGTTAAAACGAGAACACAAGGTAACAATTGATAAAATTCATCGCGAAAATTACGAGTATGTATCTAGTATATCGGAAAAGGTTTCAAAATTATACGGTGTTCCTATAAAAAAAGTGAGACGAGATTTGGCATCGGATAAAGATATATATTGTATGGGTATAAAGAAAGATGGAAGGTTGTGCACAAATAAAGCTATAATAGATGGGTATTGCTGTTTGCACGTGGACGAAAATAGACCCGGAACACCTGTTACAATCCCGAACGGTGTCGTTCGACATAATCACCCATTTCCTTCTGGATTTGTTCAAGGATGTCCCGCGTGTGAACAGGAAAAGGTTCAATCGAATGAGTTTAGAGAATTACCCTCTATAATTTAATATGAACAAGTCAGATATTCTACTATCATCCATTAACAATTTTTATACAATACCCGAGAATAGAGCTACATTAATCGAACTTTTAAATAAGACTAGTGGTATATCACTTAGAAATTTGGAGTGGTTTATCACGAATTACTCTAAGAAGAATAATTTATCTTATAAAACTAACGATGGGAAAATATTCAGTGTTCATTGTGCATACAAGTCCAGTTTAGATGGATATAGTAAAAAACTATTCGATCCATTTTGTCGCGCCGAAAAAATTTCATATAACATCCCCGATACATCACATGAAATTCATACGACTGTCGCACAGTTGAATTTCATCCGATGGTGTATAAAAAATAAAATTGTTGATTATATTCGGTCACATCACGGCGTGTTATTTAATAAGCAAGTCTCATGAAGCCATTTTCAAAAATAAACGTCTGATATCCAAGATAGTAGAGATGTAAAGTATATACATCTGTTAGGTTAGGTTTTAATTGTATATCTAATAGAGTTCGGTCTGAATTTAATTTAGAAAAATCCAAGCTTCCCGATGGCTCCACATTAACCGGATTCATCGAGAATGCATATGTGTATATATT